TTCGGCATATATTTTCCTTACCTTACTTTTAGTATCGTAATATTTATCTTTATAATAATCGGTAGATTCCTGTTCTTCTTCCGAATCATTTTCTACTTTATTTTCAGACTCTTTCTCAGATGATTCATCTTTTAATTCCTCTGTAACTACTTCAGGTTCTACTACTTCCTGTAAATTATCTTCTTGTATCTGTTCTTTCATTTTTATACCTCTTTAACTTACAAATCTTGGATCTTTTACCTTAAGCATTGGAGAATTCCAATGCATCTGAAAAACAGGAAGTTTCTTATATTCAAAACGTACTCCGCTATGTCTTGGAATAGTAAGCCAATCACCTACCTTATACCAATTATCCCACTCTTCATTCCTATCTATTTTAAAGGCTCTATTACCTATTGCTGCTATGTATCCGCATGATTCTTCATAAACATCAAGAGCATTATTTATAATAAGACCTGACTTTGTTTTATTTGATTTTATATATAATCTAATTAATACCTGTGTAGGATTTATTTCTACATCTTCAAATAATTTTAATTCTTCCTCCATACTCCAGATATCAAGATCAATCCCAGCTTCATTATCAAAATCACGTATTAAACTTGTATTCATATTACTATCCTTTGTTTACTTTAAATAAATTCAATATTTCTTCTCTAATTTCAGATAATACGTTCAATCTTCCGTATTCATATCTATACCCTTCCATAGATGTTATACAACCAGATATCAGTTTCTCTCGTTGCTCTAGTATTTTATCGTCTATTATATTAAATATCTGATCTACATAATATTTATCCATACTTAGTACCTACTTGAAATCTTCTGTATTTCTGTTTCATATTTCAATTTAGCCTCTTCATCTGCCTGTTTTGTTTTCATTTTTTCTATTTCGAAATTCATCTGGGTTTTAAATGTTTCTGCCTCAATTTTATCATCGGCGATCTGTTTCTTGATAATATTCTCTTCACGCTTCTGCTCAATATCAGCGGCAAGTAAAGCATTAGGATCAAGTGATTGTTCTCCTTCTCCCTGATCTACTTTATTTAAACCTAAAGCTTCAATAGCAGCGGCGGCTCTAGATGCCAGCTCATATTGCAACTTCTGATCATCCGCAGGTACTTGAGATAAATCAATTCCCAATTCATTCTGCATCTGAAGCATGAATTTTAGTGCCATATGTTCCTGAATATGTGCTGCCGACTGTTCATTCTGTATTGCTGAATGAACAACAATATGTGCATCATGATTTTGCTCAATTCCGGCTCTAACCGGTTTACCTTGCATCAGGTTCATATTCTCGGTTATCGGATCTGCCGGTTCTACTTCTTGTTCTTTAGTAACAAGACGTTCTATTTCCTCGTTACTTAAACCTTGAGCAGCGAACACCATTTTAAGTACCTCAAAAGAATCAACCTTTTCAGGCATCTGCATTGCAGTCTGGAATACAGCTTCTGCTTTCATTATACGTTGTACCGTAGAATTAACGGAAGGATCAGATACGGGAACTATCTGAACATCATCAACAAAATCCTCAGAAGTTATTATTCTTTTCTCGCCTTTAATAAAAAATTCTTCTTTTACCAAAACTTCGGCAAACATCTCATCCAGTAATTTCAGTTCCTCGGATAATGAATTATGTAGCGATTTTAAAATAGCTGCCTGTATCCTGTTTTTCTCTTCCAGAAATGCAACGGCAGTCCCTGTCGGTATATCTTCTTTTGAATCCATCATACCAAGCTCCGATGCAGATAATCTATCCTGCATCTGTGATATCATATCACCTCTTAAATCAAGTAAAGCTTGAGATGGCCCACCAAAAGGAAGAACGGCAAAATCGGCCCTTATATCACCGCCGGTAGAAGACGGCAGATTCTTGAATGCCCCCGGAGATAATCTAATGTCGGTATTCTCCATTTTAGGGCCTCTATAGAAGCCTGAAGGAAGATTCTGGTATGTAGCAGAGTCAATGGTCAATCTTAGCATCTTAGTTGCAGCTACAGCGTTATTAGCTGACATTCTTGCTATACCCTGACCCCATATATCAAACCCGGTATAATATTGATAACCGATAAAGAACCTTCTTCGTTTCTGTTTTTTATCCCATTGATGCCAGTTACGTTCTATTCTAAATATCTTACGGCTTTCTTTATCTATAAAAACAATATACGGAAGAATATTACGATTTTTTTTATCTTTTGCTTTTGATTGTCTCTTCTCATTATAGTAATCTAGGTCAAGATCAATATGAGACTCGTAGACATCATGCAGCGATCTTTCTTTATATACATTAATATCGACAAGTCCTCCGGAATTATCGGTGTATGTGTTGTTTGTATCTGATGTCCAATCTATTTTAGTGTAAGGTAACTCAACATCTCTGAACACTCCTGACTTCTGACGGGATAATATATCTCTTGTGGATAATTTAAGTATATGGGTAAGACGGCTTGAATCCATGATTGTACTGCAATCTATATTAACCAGGAAATTCTCAGGTAATATGAATCTGCTTATCGGCATACCAAGCAGCTCATCATAACAGACTTTACGTATAACAGTCCCATAGAATCCAAGATAATAAAGGAATTTCTCATAATCCTTGTAGTATTCTTCATCTCTTACGGTTAGATAATAATTAAGCCAACTACTTCTATTAGTGGCTATATCCTCCATGGATCTTGAATCCTGTCCAAACACCTTAAATCCGGCAGGGCCGCTCTCAGGCAACAACTCCGCCCTAGCAATAGCGGTAAAACGGACAAGAGCGGTACCGAGCGTCCCGTCAACAACAAGTGAATTCTCGTTCTCTTTTGAGATATCATCACATTTATCACCGGTAAAGGTCATTAAATCTTTATGTAGTTTCAACCAAGGATCTCTTGCTTTTACATCATCTTCAAGAGCTGCCAGAATATATGTAGCTAACTTATTTAATGAATCTTCCGACATTTTACGTGATAAATCGGAATGAAAATCATCTTTTTCCTTATCCATAAAATCATATACTGTAGATCCATCCGGTAATTGCTCTGTCATCTCAAGCTTACCGTATTCCCCCACATCAATAACATCATTATTCTTCATATTCCAGATAACCCTTATTTATTTGCAACTAATTCCGATTTTAACATAATTCAACACTTTAATATATAACATTACTTCTGATTGATTCATCATCCGGTTCAACATAATCCCCCGGATTCATTAATCTCCCGAGATTTCTAAGAACTATTAAACCTTGAGTCATTGTATCAACATAATCAAGGGATCTTGGATTAGGAAAATAAGATACTTCATTAATAAAATCTCTAGCAAAAGGAGCAGGTTCGTAAATATCAACGGATTTATCAATATCTAGGGGTATCCAGACCATTCCGCCTTCTATTAAAGGTGTTATAAGTCTTACTCTCTGTAATTTATCACCGTGTTTATTAGGTACAAAAGGCTCGGCAAACACTCCCCCTCTATTTAAATCAGCTATTAACGGATCTCCTGAAGCTTTTGCCTCTATTATTATTCTATCGGGAGCATTAAATGGATTATATTCAAGAGGTTTATATCCGGTATCCATATAATTTACCGATAATCTCTTAACCCTTTCCCTCAGCTCCGGATATTCGAGTCTATCACGCCAACAAGAAATTAACATAACGTTGGTATTGTCATACTTATCCCTGAAAATACCCCAAGTAGTACAAGCTGAATAAGCTGAATTATCTTTTGCCGTTAACGCCGTATCCCAGCTCTGCAATACATATTCAAATCTCGGTAACTGCGAGTGTTTATATACTCTAAACCAATGTTTTTTTATTATACCACCCTCTAAAGGTGCAGGTCTTTGCTGATAAAGTGCGGCATAATCATAAGATCCAAGCTCTTTTTTTATTTTTTCTACTTCCGATTGATCCATTCTCTCGGTAAGAAGTTCACCTTCTTCTGTTCGTATATCCTGCCATATATCTTTGTATTTTTGAGTTAATGTATCATCAACAAAATCAGGCAAATAAACTGTTGGAACTACATAATCCTTTTCAAATTCAAGAGGTAATATAAGTTTTACCCATTCATTCTTTATATCATTCTGTATTACATAACCGGATACATCAAGTTCATTACCTCTCTGTTGTACAAGAATTCTACAAGTACGTGATTCTTCATTAAGTATTACCCTATTATACCATTTTAGAGACCACCATTTGTTTGTAGACTCCTGAATAACTTCTGATTCTCCTCCTACTGCATTAGGGTCATCACAATTATGTACAAGAATATTATTAGCGAAATAATTATTATTATCCTCTATCTCTAAATTATAGACATACTCAGGTGTTTTTTCTTTTCTTTTAATAGATTTAATAATTCTTCTTTGCATTTCTCTCTTGTATATTTTCCATGAAATTTACCATGACAATATTTACATAATGTAATTAAATTTTCTGGCGATAAATTAAATCTATCAAAATCAATATGATGTACACATAATTTCTTTCCATGATTAACTTCATCTAAATCACATAATTGACATCTATATTCATCTCTTAATCTTATTTTTTCTTTAAATCTTTTATTCCATTCAACAGGGTATCTAATATTTGCTTCTCCGTGTACATAGTTTGGATTATTCTTATCCAACATTCTTTTAGATCTATATAATTCACGGCAATTAAACCCACAGAATTTATTTATATTTGTTCTTTTAAACGTTTCAAATATATTGTTACATTCCAAACATTTAGCTTTAACATATATTTCCCTTTTTCTATCTCTATTTTTTCTACATATTTTATTACAATAAAATTTATTTTTTTGTTTTGTATTTCTTATTAAAAATAAATTATTACAAGTTAAACATCTACGCTCTTCTTTAACACCTTTCCATGAATAGTTTCTTTCACCTGAAAAATATGCACCAAAACATTTATTTGAGCAAAACCTTAATTTTCTTGATCTCTTTTTATGTTTATTTGGACCTTTTTCTATAGTAAAAATTATATTACAATTATCGCATTTATATGTTCTTAGTTTAATTCCATATTTTATTCTGCATTCAAAAGAACAGTATGTCCTGTAGTTTTTTATTCCCTTATCACAAAACCGACAAACACGTGTCTCCTTCTCGTAACTCTTTAGCTTCAACATACCCTCTATTTTCAATATATATTGGGTGTTCATCCGTACATTCTAATTTAGTTCCATCATCAAACTCAATCTCCAGTGTGGATTTACCTTCATGTTTAAAATATTTGTTAATATTTTTATATTCTGTAATATTTAATATATGATTATAGCTCAACACTTTAACATTTAATTTATTGTTTACAATTTCACCTATAGATAAAACACCATATTCACATTGTATCATTGTATGTTCTGTAACGCAAATTAATATACTACCTCCTCGTCCAATTACCGAAGATGTAACGGATGTTGAATAGCGATAGCCGTTCTTATCATTAACGAAATATCCTTTGGCGTTTTGATCTGCTCTTAATTTAAATCTATCGCCCCATCTATATCTAAACCAATCAGACATTAAAAGAAGTCTGCTCTTATCTGCGATATCTAGCGATAACCCGTTTGTTATAGAAGAACATAAGAATTTCTCACTAGGATTATGAATCCAAACCCATACAGGAAAGCAGATAGATATCAAAGCCGTTTTACCAAGACGAGGAGGGACGTTTATAAGCAGATTAGTAATTCTTCTGTAATAAACATTCTCTAGATGCTCCGCTATAACTCGCAAAAACCACTCATCAGAGAAATACCCAGACCCGTCTATTACAGGAAGAGCCTGTTTATAGAACTCATACAAAGAGCTTTCAGCAAGAAGTTTCAATCTTTCTTCTTCATCCTGCGGTAATAAAAAGTCTATATATTTAGTCATTATTACTATTTATTAACATTAATAACTATTAAACCTTTCTCTATTGTCTGTAACTTCTCGAATATTTCATTTATTACACACGCAGGTAATAGCTCGGTTGAGTTATATGTGCGAGTGTCTTTAATCATACGAGTAAAATTATACTGAAACTCATTCACTTCTGAAAGCAACGAGTGTATATCAGGTTTTGTTTTACGTATTACGTCCATGTATCTGTCCTTTATATTGGTTTTATCTGATATAAGAAAACTATTATCCGTCTCCGATATTCTTATATGATCATCAAGTAACTCTTTTATATCGTAAATAAGTGTTACTATTTCTTTATAATCATCAATGAATTTTAAATGTTGTTCTTTAGTCATGTGTATATTCTATAATCTATTAGCTTCATAAGCCCAGTTAATACGCTCCATCTCTTCATCGTACCCGTTCCTTTCCTTTATATATGCAAGTACTTCATCGCTTATATTAGAGAAGTAGTGCATTAATCTAATTGCTCTAAGTCTTATGTATTTCTGTTCTCTGGTCTCTACATATTTATTTGATAGTCCTATGGATTTATTCTGCTCTTGTATTAATTCGTTGTATATCTCTACAGCTTTTGTTTTTCCTTGTAGTGATTGTTCTCTTAGAGATTGCTTGAATTCAATATTAGCGGCAACCTTACCTTTCTCATACGCATGAAGTATTGCATCATTACTACGTATCAATTCCTTGAATTCATGCACGTCAAAATCAAGGGCAACTGCAATCTCTTCAATAGATAGATTATCTGATGCCATTTGTGTTATATGTTTCAGGAATTCCTTTATTTCCGATTTATCCATTAATTTATTATTCAATAGTCTACCAATTATATTAAGGTGTTCTATATCCATTAATCATTAACTAACAATTCTTTTATATCTTTTAATTTTCCTTTGAATTTATCTACGTCAGTTAATTTATTTTGATTAACGCTTTTTAATTCCATTTCTATTTCAAAAGAAGGTATCTTGAAAGTATCTGTTATTATCTTGGATATTCTTATGTCTCTACCTGTTAATACATGTTCGGCGTTATTCTTGATATTACGTTCAATATTCTTCTTGGTAGATGCAATAAGTAAGACTACAACCTCAAGCCAGTTCTGTACTGCTACATTCTTTTTATCCTTGTAATCAAGCTTTCTGAAATTACTTATAAGCTCGCGAGCTTCCTTGCGTGTTATAAAATCTTCTGGTTCTTGTTCGCCTACAGTAAGGGCAACCGATTCATCTACGATGCACTCTCTTTTATGTCTTAATATATGATAATGGCTAAGTAAGTTTATATCCTCAACAAGTATATTAAATTCAAATTTAAGTTGTTCTCTTTGATATTCAGTGAAACTAAGTCGATATTTTTCTTGAATAAATCTGTTAAACCTCTCAATTTGTGGAATATCCCACTCATATTTACGGAATAACTTACATACATCACAACCGATATTACTCATCTAATAACTTATATTCTTTACATTTATCATAAAAACAATTACGTAGTACATCACTAATACTTAATTTACCGCAACCATAATCATTACGCATTATATCCCTTAATTTATAAAGAGATACAATCTCATTCTTTGTGAATCTAGCTGAATATACAGTGGTAGTTTCAGCTTTAATATATCGTATCGGTGTCTTATTTCCTTTCATTACCATCAAGAATATATTTTATTCTTTTAATTTTAAAGTATTAACACCAATTAAACTTTGTAATTCTAATAAATCTTTATGTATTTTTTCTATATAGTTATGTGTTGCATGTTGTATTTCTTCTAATCTTCTAATTCTAAACAACATATCTTTATTCTCTAATTCAACAGGTGATTCCACTTTAAAAATCTCTGATAATGCTATTTCTTTCATATCTATTTAATTTATTAATTTGTCTACAATACATATATAACAGTTTACTAAATTAGTCAACTAATTATACATAACCGACATTATGGAAAATTATAAATACAGGAAATATTGGGGAATTATATAAATATAATAAAATAAAAGAACCTAAATATCAAATTAAGTTCTTTTAATATCAAAAGTAAAATGTATTCTATATCAAAAACATTTCACCTTTTATTAAATCAACATTTTAATTTTGTCAATCACATAAATATAAAATAAATCTTAAATACAAGAATAACGTTCGTTTTCTGTATAGTTTGGAAGTTAACTATTTAAAATCTATAAAACATCCAATAACTCATTCCAATAATCTAAATAAGATTGATATTAGTGTTTTATCTTTTCTTGTAAAAAAAAACTAGAAATTCAACTAATAAGATTTCCCCATAAAAACTAGAAATTCAATTAACACGATAAATATTCTAATAAAAAAATTGTTTTATTTCTAAAATTTATTTCCACATAAAATTTTTTATAAATCTAAATTTCAAAATTTATATTCATTTTAAACTTGGGTTAAGTTTATATCTTGAATGTAGTTTAAACGGGTTTTAAGTGTGTTTTTAGAAGGATAATTAATTTTAATAGAGAATCATCCATTAAATATAAAACACCTCTTTAAAATTAAAATATGAGGTCCTTTTTACCTAAAATATATCCGTAGGATATATTTTAAAGATTTTAAGGAATATTGGATTTCACCCTCCAACCCCTTAATGCAACAAGGGAAGCGGGGTTTTAAGTTTTTTTTATTGTCGTAAAATGTCGGCGAATGCGTAGAGTAAACGACATACTCCAACGCCTTATTTTAATTGGTCTACAAGGCGAAATGTCGTTTACTAGGTGCATTTTCCTCCTGTAGATACTTCTATTTTCATTTTTTCTCATATTTATACTCTTTTCTTTTTTATTCTTACATTATTATTAATAAATTAAACAACATAGTAACAATAGATATATTAAGAGTATATAATTGCTTGGATTGGGGAATGTCGGAAGAATTGTCGTTTTCTAAGTTTTATGTCGTTTACGTAAAAAAATTACACCAATTTGTAGACAATTTAATATAAATACCCTCCAACACCAGTTGTTCTCAGGCTTTGAAGGTTTTTCATACACCCCGCAAACCTAGTACCCACCGTTGAGAAAGAAACACTAAAAAGCGGAAATCTAGAATAATTTAAGACATATAAAAAAACTAGACAGTTTTTTTATATCACAATTTTTACTAAATGTCAAAAAACACGTACAACCCTTGTTGCATTAAGGGGTTGGAAGCAATTAACAAATATATTAAATTTTGATTAAAATAAACATGTAAAACAGAAAAAATTCTAGACACTTATAAAAAACAAAAAATTATTTTTCGTTTTTTATAACATATTTTTCATAAATTGTCAAATACACCTCAAACCATTGTTGCATTAAGGGGTTGTAGGGGATTTTAAAAAAATTAAATTTTAACAAAAAAAAACTGATACACCACTAAAACAACCAAATATTACAAAATAATATCCTACTAAAATAATCAACTATCATAAAAATAATACCTTACTAAAACAGTCAACTACTATAAATAAAAAACCTATCCACCCTTTGCATCACTGATAAAATAACACTTCTAATAGAAATTAAAACCACTTATAACAACCTATATAACAAAAATGCAACACTAAAAATATTTTGTAGACATTTTAATATTTATTGTTGACATAGTAATTTTCAACTAATAAGATAAAACTACGAACACAAAAATAACAACTAAAAAGGTAAAAAATTATGAATATTAACAGATATAATAAAAATTTAAGCAAGTCCCCGTCAGGGTTGTATATTGAGCCGTTCTTCAAGTCTTATGATTTACTACCATTAAATTTACAGGAAAATCTATATAATGGTAACTTTGTAATAGAAATTCCGGATTTTATTATAGAAGAAGAATTATTGGATAGATATTCTAACCTGTTTAGAAAATCCATGTTTAAAACTGATAACTGGATAGACACATTAACGGAAAAGCAAGAGAACGCTTATTATGAGGTTAAGGATGACCTTGTAAATGGAGCATTAATATTAAACTCTGCTTGGGAAACTTTTAATTATGATGAGTATATAGCTTATCTTTGTGGGTTATTACCTTTCAAATTAACGGGAGATAATATAGATAAAGAATTATTGTCTTTATGGGGTTACG